CGGGCCAGAACGGTGAAGAACCTGATGATTTCAAATATCAAACCGAACACTGCCTTGATCAGGTTGGTCAGTGGTCGCAGGGCTTGGTCAACTGTATTGTAAACTCCAGTAACAAAGCTAACAATGAAGTCAATCATTCCCTTGAAGAAACTGACCACCGCATTGAACGCTGTAGTGATCCAACTCCACAAGGTCTTGAGAGATTCAATAAAGTTGTAGACCGCAATGATTATTGCTGCGATGGCAGTGAAGAAGGCAATGATTGGTGCCAAGACCAACGCTGCGCCAACAATGAGCAGCCACTTGACCAGCTCACCGAAGTAAGCCAGCAGCGGACGAAGAGTGTCGCCGTTTTTCTCCCACCACTCAGTAAGCTTATTTATCGCTGGGATGATGTAATTCTCAATGGTTTCAGCAACAAGCTCAAAGGTCTTGACGACCATGTCTTTGATTATCCGACCGGCTTCCTGAAGCTTAGGGAATACCTCTTCCTTCCACATCCGAATGAATTCCCTGACCGCAGGCAAAACCTTAGTTTCAACTACTTCCCACAGGTGTTCCAGTGCTGGTCGTACCTTATCATCGAAAGACTTCTGAATGTCCTGAGCAACATTAACTACGCCTTGCCACAGATCCTTCAAGATCTGACCAACGTCAGATATTATCGCTCGGAATTCTTCGGCTCTTTGCCAAGCGTAATAGAACCCAGCACCTAGCCCAATGACTGCCGCAGTTACCCCAACTAGCGCAGCCAGAATAATTATCAGTGCCTCGCCCGCCAGCATGACACCAGAAACAAAGAACGCCAACACACCAATAAGAATCATCAGTGCACCAACAGCAATAGCTATTATTGATCCCCACAGAATAAACTGTGCAATCATGTTCTTTGTTGGCTCAGGAAGGCGATCAAACCAATCCATCACCTGACCCAACAGATCCATAAGCTTGAGCAAGTGTGGCATAACTGCTCGACCAAGAGTTTCCTTGATGAGCATCCACTTGTTCTCAAGCAATACAGACTTGTTGGCCACACTGTTGGCCATGTTTTCATAAGCATTTTCGAACACACCAGATGAGTTGGTCATGAACCCCATCATCTCGGTGAAATCGTCAAAGTTCTTAAATGCTGTATCCCAAAAACGTCTGGCCTGGATGGTACCACCCGCGCCTTTGAACAATTCCTGGAAGAATTTGGCTCGCTCAGGTTGCGCCATATCTTTCAGCTTTTTGTTCATTTGAGTCATAACGTCGAGCAAGGGCAAGAATTCGCCCTTGGCATCTCTAACTGTAATACCAATCTGCTCAAGTCGTTTGACTGTCGTCGGGTGGGCAAAAGATTCCAACGCTCGCGCGGCAGAAGCCGACGCCATAGCAGCAGACAGACCGTTACGGGTAAGGAACGCCATCATGGCGCCCAGCGTCTCTATCGACTGTCCTGAACGAGCAGCAGCGGGCAGGGCTCGACCAATAACGTTGGAAAGTTCCTCGTAGGTAATAACACCTTTACGAACTACTTGGAACTGCACATCTTGAATTCTACCTAGATCTTTGGTTGTAAGACCTAATGAGTTCATAATGGCAATGTTAGATCGAGCAGCGTTCTCAATGCTGGTTTGACCAGCAACTGCCTCCTTAGCAAAACCTTTCAGCAATTGTTCGGACTCAGCTAAGGTAACATTCATAGAAGAGAAGATGAAGAACAGAGTATCTTGCATCTGCTCGAACGGAATCTCTACCTCGCGGGCAACTCTTCTACCCACCGCAGCCAGATCATCCAGACTTACTGTTATGTCATCGACCTGAGTTTTGGTGGCACGGACTTGCTTTTCGTACGCCACGGCAACATCTGAGGCAGACTTAAGAAATGCAATTCCTGCCGCGCCCATACCGGCAAGAGCCGTACCGGCTAGCATTGAGGTCATAGCAAATTGCTGCAACCTCAATCCTAGACTCTGCATGGTACGTTCGAAATTAGTCATGTTAGAGGCAGCACTATTTGCTGCTCCGGAAACGTTCTGGCCAAATGAGCGTATGATCCTGCTGGCTTCGTCGCGAGCCCGAAGCACAATCCATAGATCACGGGTAATTGCCATTTAGCACCTTACGTCTTTGGCTTTGGGTTATCCAATTCAGCCCTGGTGGCCCTAGCTTCCTGAACGCCATGGAACAGATGCATGAACAACGCATCTTGCTGTAATAAACCGCCAGGTCTGGGCATTACACCAAATTCCTGGCAGTCATTTATCAGCTGAATTATCAAGCTAACATCTATATCAACTTTTTTGGCTTTTGTCAGGATGGCAGCTCTGAGCCGCCTGGCTAGTTTTTTATGTCTTCATCCTCTTCGAAAGAGTTTAGCTCGTTGATGTATTGCTGAATTTCGTCGCCGATCTTACCCTCCAACGCCTTGACGTGCGCTGGGTTTTTGAAGTCCAGCAGCTTCTCATTGGCATCGGTGAGGTTGTGTTTCATCACCAGATTCGAGAATTCCCAAAGCGTAGTCTTCTCTTGCAAAAGATCCATCTGAATCTTCATGGACTCGTTGCCCTTGGATCTGTTCTGCATTTCCATGGCAACAGAAGCCATCATGTCCTTACGAATCAGCGACTCACCGAAAGTCATCCGTCGAATTTCGACTACGCCACCTTGACAAGACTTAAGCTTGAATTCTTGTGTGTTTTGGATTACAACAGCAACGGGCATTTTGTACCTAACCTCCAGCGCCAAGCGCATTAACTGCGATGATAAGAAAATAACCGGCCAAACAAGCTAAACCAAGAGCAAGCAGGCTAAATCCGGACCGGACAGTTTCAACAATGAAGCACACGAGTGCACCAATTATTAGAATCAATGCTAGGATGTCCATGGCGTCCTCCTAGTAAGAGACGTAAATTCCAACGGAATTGGAATCTGGATCTGTCCGAGGGACAACTCCTGCGTAGGTTTCGCCAGAGTGGACTATACGTACAGTGACATTGACTCCGGCAACAGCAGTGATTATAGCTGGACGACGTTTGACATATTGGGTATTGCCACCAACAGTCTTCTGTTGCAGATATATACAGTGGCGTCCAACCTTCGGGAGCCAACCTCCTGCCATGGATGAACCTCCAGCGTTGTCTATCTCTATGTCAACGGCGAAGGCACCGTTGGCGAATGTCTCGTCGTCCGGAGCGATCGTATCAGGGTTTGGTGTGGTATCGATAGTGTTCTTAAAAATACAGTTGCCCGATAATGACCCGCTTGTCGGGTTACCAAACCCACTCTTGAATAGATATACTCCAGGGTCCGTGTGAGGCATAAAAATGGTGGTAAAGTAAAAGTTATCTTGTAACAGAGCTGTACTGGAAACTCCTGGTACTACTGACCAGGAACCGGAAGCTCCCGTTATCCCAGAGATATCTATATTCTGTAATCTCGTGGATGCTGAGATGGGAGCTGCCCGTTTCCACAACTGCCAAAAAGATCCAGCTACAAAACCACCTGAGGGTGGAATTCTAACAAATGCACGTGTTACTACTTTGCCCGCTGCACTCGTCTTGAAGTTCCAACCTAGTTGCCTATTTGTATTATCAATGGCGAGTGATTGATCTATGGTTGCATTGCCAATCAATCGCTCGGCGACCATAACTCACCTACACGTGGTAGTAAACGTTTGTCTGCTTTGCGGCTGTTGCCTTGGGAATCTGTGTAAGCGTTGCTCTGGTCCCACGGTTTTTGGCCGCAATAGCTCCAGTAGCAGCTTTTACCGCACCTGACGGGGTAACCGCACCGGTATCGGTAAAAGTAGGAGTTGCCCTAGCCGTAGTGGCAATCAGAGCTTCTGTACCTCCAGTACGACCAAAAAGCTTCCACGAAGTTGCCAGTGGATTTGCCGCAAGCATAACGGTGGCGTCGATGGCAACCGAGCCGGTAGGACCGGTAACCACCGCAGTCTTTGCTGTACTTGCAGGTGTCTCCACCGTATTCACCACAAGCGAAATTCTGTATGAATACGTAGCACTGGCCAGGGTTCCACCTGAAGCAGAGGGAGTTGCGGTAAATCCTGCGTTAGATGGAGCTGAACCCTGAATGGCAGTAACCACCACGTCAGTTGTCTCGCCCGCAGCATTACGGTACGAGACAGACTCGAATAGCTTTGCGTTTCTGTTAGACATCACGTCACCTGTGGAATATTCTGTTGAGTACCGACCTCGATGGTGTACGAGTTTCCGCTGCTGTCAATAACGTTCATGTACTCAATCGATGCCCGAACCAAATCACCCTGCCCACTCAAGCCCACTTCGTAGGTGTTCTTGATTGAGACCGGCGCATTGATCTGAACATAGTTGGTAGCAGAGCGTTGCGCGCGAAGGAAAATCGCCTGCGCAGTTAGCAACTTGAAGGCGTCGTAATCATCACGGTTGAAGAAATCGCGCTCCATCGTGATGGTACATTCCCGCTCACCAAATTTGACATACTGTGCACCACGTCCAGTGTTCTTCAACCGGAACTGTGGCTCAGCATTGTCATTGACAGTGAACTCAAACGTATCGGTATCAAATACCTGCGTGGCTGCAATGCTGACTTGGTATTCGCCAGCACCAAACGGCTCTGTCGTGGTGTAAACCGGCGATGGAGCCGACTGCTCGGTCTCGTCACTACCGATAATGCTCACGTTGAACATGAGCAAACCATCACTTGGTGTGAAAGTAAACGAACTTACCACGCAGCCGACGTAACCGAAAACCTCATTGTTTCGTACAACCGTCAACGAGAGCGATAGCGCCGGGGTAGCGTTTGGCGTTGGGTCGAAGGTATAAACCTTGTCAGTGGTGCCTGTCTTTGTGGCCGAAACACGCGAGGCAAGGAGAAAGTAAATGAGCACATCCTCCATCGCCTCCATTTCAATGTCGCCATTGATATGAACGTTGCCTGGAACACCACTAAGAACGTCAACACTTTGCCGAATAGGCCGACGCCACACGGTAGCCTGGTCAAACTTCAGCGATTCGGTATTGAATGGGAAGAACTTCGTTGGTGCAGTATATGTTCCATATGCCAATGCGGTATTGACGGTAGGAAAGGCACCGGACGGAACACCAACAGCAATGTCGTCATACAGAAGCACGTTACCTACCGTTGCCCGAAGCAGCTCCGAGTTGGATGCGCCAGCAGCAGCGGTACGGTAAATCTTGTATCCAGTTGCTCCAGGAACAGCAACCCAAGTTATATGTGCAGTGAGGTTACCGGCAGAAGTGGTAACAGTTACCTCATTGCTGACGGTAGATTCTCCCACGGCATTAGTTGCAGTAACGTAGTACTTGTACGCACCAGCAGTAAGCGCACCACCGGCAGTAGCAGTACCCGCGATCACTGGTGGCGTCAGCATTTCTATGGCAAGACCCATAAATCCGCCGCCACCAATTCCAGGTTGGGTCATTTCTTAAGCCCCTTTTATTTCAAGCTCGTCGCCATCTTCAAGAATGTACATAGTGCACTTCACGCCTACTGGCAACTGGATATCTCCAAAAGCCAAACGACGCTTCGCTTCTATTCGCACCATCTTGAAGTCGTCGATGATCAGCGGCTTATCTGGTTGGACCTTACCGAAATCTGGGATGGTTCCAGTTAGGTCCGAAGTAATAACTGCGAAGAACTGCATATCCCACCTACGGTATGTCGGTAAGGTTGGTTTTTGTCTGGCCAACAAACACTAGCTGGGTTGCACGGAACATTGATCCCCTTCGGAAGTTGTACCCTGGATCGAACGTCTCGACGAACCCATGAATAATGTTGCCGCCCATGGTGGTATTCTGATGTAGCAAATGTTCCACAGCTTCAGCTAGTTGGTCAGTTTCGAGCGACTTTGTAGCCTCTCCACCAACTGTGTTGTTGTATATGGTAACCAAAATAATCATTCGGTTGAGCGTTCCTGCACCAGGAAACGCCACTCGGGCAAGGGTTCTGTCTTTGCGTCCCGTAGCTACTACCGCTACCTTGCCTGGAGTAATTTCATTCTGGTCACCATAAAGAACATTGTCCAATCCCAAAGCTACTTTGTTGGTTGTAATCAAGTTAAAGATGTATTGCGCCACTACGGTACTTTTATCGGTATGTGGCATTAGAAGCCCCGATCAAAGTACGGCCAGAAGTCGCGCTTGTTGGTCATCGACTCAATCCACTTATCAAAGATCTCAACTATCTGATCTACTTCATTACTTTGCAACAACGCGAACGGACGAGCTGGCATTTTGAATGTTCCAGTTTGGTGGAACTTAGCGTATGGAACAAGGTTGTCCAGCGCTTCCATGTCTGCTTGTGTTGGTGAAATCCGCCAAATAAC